ACGCTGGTTGGGGTAATGCTTCGTTTCTTGCTAATCCAGGAACAGGTGGTGCAGCCATTGCTTTTCATGCTGGCGGTACGGCACCTCAGATTAGAATTGCTAGTGGTAGTAACTATTTCTACTTCCGAGATGCTGGTGGAATTTCATATGTTCCATTAGCAGCTTCGGCTTTCGACGTGTCTTCGGCTCGAGCCACTAAACAAGACATATCGCCTTGGCCTCCAAATCCGAAGAACCTCGGGGCTGGAGCCAACCCTGACCGTCCAACCAAGCGGTTACGTGACCTCCACCCTGTGAGCTTCCGTCGTAAAGAAGAAGACGCCATGGCCGAAGTGCCGTCGGATGAAAAAGAGCAAAAGGACACGACGAAGTACAGGATCCACAGGTGCCACAATGATACGTGTGGTGGGTCAGAGGCTTCTCCTTGCGCTCGTCGTCTCAACTGGGAACGAGGAGAGATAGGGTTTGTTGCAGAAGAAGTGGCGGAGTTCTTACCAGAAGCAGTAATGTTCAATAATGATGGAAATCCAGAAGCAATTTCGGTAATGCCATTACTTACAGCAGTGCTTGCTGCTGTACAAGAACTTGATTCGAGAGTTGATCTATTAGAGGGAGCAATGTAATGGACGTTCAAGTGGAACTTTCTGAACTCGTAGATGTCTTTCAGAGGCTCTTTCCAAAAGAGTACACCATTGCTATTCAGACCTGTCACATAGCTAAACTCAATGCGTTACTCGAAGAGAAAGAAGAGGTTAAAGAAGTTGTAGAAGAATAGTCAAAATGGGAGTAAATTCTTAAAGAAAGGAGTCGGTATGATCCATGTGAAACTATCGGGCTCCTCTAAAACGACCAATGATACATTAAAGAAGTTGGCTAAAAGAGAATACATGAGTGATCTTAGTCGTTTTGGTGCTCTTGGGGTATCTGCTCTTTCTGCGGCAACTCCAGTTGATAGTAGATTGACGGCTCAATCATGGGCGTTCAAGGTTATTGGTAGTCCCCGCAAAGGTCGCGCTACTATTATTTGGTATAACACAAATGTTCAGCATGGTGTTTCTATTGCACTCATTCTTCAGTATGGGCACGGTACTGGAACTGGTGGATGGGTTGTAGGTCGTAATTACATTAACCCCGCTATTCAACCTGTATTTGACCAAATCGCCAACGATGTATGGGAGAAGGTGACACGTGCCTAGTAGCATAGACGATCGTATTGTAGCGATGTCGTTTGATAATCAACGATTCGAAGAACGAATTGCAGCAACAATAGCTAGTTTGGACAGGCTACAAAGAAGTCTCGATTTCACTAGTGCGCAAACTCGTTTTGCTGATAACACAGCAGCAATGATAGCTAGTATGGACAAGCTACGAGCTAGTCTCGATTTTACTAGTGCACAGACCCAGTTTGCTGGTTCTATGGCAGCAACGATGGGTAGTTTGGCTAAATTGCACACCAGTCTTGATTTCTCCCAATCAAAGAAGGGTTTTGAGCAAGTTGCAGCAGCAGCCAGTCGTGTTAATCTTGCTGGTATTGCCTCAGCAGTAGATGGTATTGCTAGTAAATTCTCGGCGATGGGTGCAATCGCTTTTACAGTGTTGCAAAATGTTGTCAATAAAGCAATTGATGCGGGCGCACGTATTGCAAGTTCGTTGTCTCTAAATCTTGTAATTGAGGGTTTCAAAGAGTACGAAACCAACATGAACTCAATTCAGACGATTATGTCGAATACTCGAGCAGATGCTACGACATTGCAAGATGTCAATAAGGCACTTGATCAGTTGAATGAATATTCTGACCAAACGATTTACAACTTTGGTGAAATGGCCAGGAATATTGGTACATTCACTGCGGCGGGTATCGATCTGGAAACATCAGTATCGGGAATTAAGGGTATTGCGAACCTGGCTGCTATATCTGGGTCAAACTCGCAACAAGCGTCTACGGCGATGTATCAGCTTTCGCAAGCACTTGCTTCCGGTAGTGTCAAGTTGATGGACTGGAACTCCATTGTCAACGCTGGAATGGGCGGCGAGGTCTTCCAGAAGGCATTGTTCGAAACAGGTAAAGCACTAGGTACAATTGCTGATACTCCGATCGATCAATCATTTGAAGCGTGGAAAGAAGCGGGTAACACTTTCCGTGGTTCTCTTGAGACTGGGTGGATCACAGCAGAAGTTCTGACTAATACTCTGGCAGGTTTCACGGGAGACCTTACAGAGGCGCAGATTCTTTCAATGGGGTACACGCAAGAACAAACTGCAGCGATTTTGGAAATGGGTCAAGTTGGTAAGGACGCGGCGACAAAGGTCAAGACTCTTACTCAGCTTATTAGTACCGTAAAAGAAAGTATCGGATCTGGATGGTCAGCGTCCTTCCGACTTATATTTGGTGACTTCGAAGAGGCGAGTAAGTTATTTACTAACATTAACAATACTCTTGGTAAATTCATTGGGACCTCTTCAGATGCTCGTAATGAAATACTCAAGACTTGGCACGATTTCGGTGGTCGTGACGCGTTAATTGAAGCGTTGACGAATGCATTTGATGGCTTGATGTCGATTCTCAGGCCGATTCGAGATGCGTTCCAAGACATATTCCCGCCGATGACAGCCGAGAGACTTCTTATATTGACTGATCGGTTCCGGACATTTACTGAGGGCCTAAAGCTTGTTCCGGCACAAGTTGTGGCTGTAAGGAACATATTTAAGGGAGTATTCTCTGCTTTCCGCATTGGGATCGAAGTGGTTAAGGAAATTTTCGGTGTATTTGGTCATATCTTTGGTCTATTCCAAGCGGCAGGCCCAAGCGAGGGTTTTCTTAAGTGGGCTGGTGGAGTAGGTAAAGCAGTTACTGAGCTTTCAGAATCATTGATTGAAGGTGGCGGGATTGCGAAGTTCTTTGATACGATTAAGGATGTTATTGATTCGTTTGCATCTGGTGTGCAAGGAAAGTTTACCACATCAACAGACAAGGTTCTTGAGATAGCTAATAAGCTTGGTCTTGTCTTTAGTGATCTTAGAGATAAGATAAAGGCTTTCGTTTCTGGCGGTGTTGAAAATGCCAAAGATGTTCTCGAAGAAATTGGTGAAAAATTAGATATTGTGGGTCGTATTGGTCGAAAATTAGGAGATGTCTGGGACTTCATTAAAGCTGGCTTAGTTCGTCTAATGGATGTCTTTGGTGCTTTCGGATCCTTCGTCTTGGAAGCGTTAGGCGATCTTCCTCAGGAACTTGCGAACATATTTGGCACTGCCGATTATAGTCAGGCGTTGGACGCAGTTAATACCGGTCTCTTCGCTGGTTTAGTTCTTATATTTAGAGGATTCCTCAAAGAGTTTCAAGGTGATGTTGGTGGAGTCTTCACGAGTCTTTCCGATGCGCTTAAGGAACTGACAGGTGTTCTTTCGGCTATGCAAACGAATATCAAGGCGGACGCAATACTTAAGATCGCGATTGCTTTGGGTATATTAGTGGCCGCAATGGTCGTGTTGTCTTTCCTGGATGCAGGGGCGCTCACAAGATCGTTGGCTGCAATGGCTGGTGGTCTTGGTGAGCTTATAGGAATGATAGCATTTCTTACTTTGATTACGACCGGACCAATGGGTGCGGCAAAATTAGCATTACTTACCGGTAGCTTAATTCTCTTGTCTGTAGCAGTGCTTCTCTTATCGGTTGCCATGCAGAATTTGAGTACGTTGGATTGGGAAGAGATCGCAAAGGGCTTAACTGCTGTCGGTGGTCTGCTTCTAATGTTAACCGTGGCAATCGGTCCTCTTAGTGAAAACAGCGGAGGAATGATTAGAGCTGGCCTCGGTCTTATAGTAATTGGCATAGGATTGAACATCTTGGCTTTGGCTATGAAGTCCTTTGCTGAGATGGAATGGGAGGCTATGGGGCAGGGCCTTACGGGTGTTTATGGTGGGTTAATGGCAATTGGTATTGCTGTAAGTGCAATGCCAAACAATTTGGTTTTAACTGGAGTTGGACTTATTGCGATTGCCATAGCTTTGAATATTTTGGCTTTGGCGTTGAAGTCGTTTGCTGAGATGAGTTGGGCCGAAATGGGGAAGGGTATGGCCGCAATGGCCACGTCTCTTCTTATTCTTGCTGGAGCAATGTATTTGCTTCCAAATGGTGCACTATTGGCGCTTCAAGGTGCTGGACTACTTGCCATAGGCATAGGGCTTGTGGC